GCCGTGCTATGTTTTATGGCACTGTATACCTTGTTGATGTTTTTGCCTTTTGTGTCAGACGAAAGAGTAAAACTTCTTACAGACCTTTCTAATTTATTATACTTGACGGGTGGGGGCATCGTGGGAGCCTATATGGCTGTATCCGTATGGCCGAAAAAAGGGTAAGAAAATATGGAGAACGCAAGTTTAAGAAGCATGACATTCGTTGGCCTAAGGAATACAAGATATATCAATCTACAGAATGCGCATCATGTGGAAATAAAACGTCAGGCTTTTCTAAAGATAAAGGCGAAACATGGTATTGTTCAAGTTGCATAACAAAGGTATAAATAAATGGTATTACAAACATTAATAGGCCCTGTGACAGGGTTGTTGGACAAGTTTATTGAAGACAAAGACCAAAAAAATGCGCTCGCGCATGAAATTGCAACTCTTGCCGAAAAGCAAGCCCACGAAGCGGCCATCGCGCAAGTCGAAGTCAACAAAGCAGAAGCGCAACACCGATCAATTTTTGTTGCTGGATGGAGGCCATGTGTTGGATGGGTCACTGCGCTCGCGCTTGCGTGGCACTTTATCGTTAGCCCCCTTATTCTTTTCGCAGTTGCGATTGCTGGTATTGAGATTCCTGAGTTACCTAGCTTTGATATGGAAACGCTAACTACAATATTACTTGGGATGTTGGGGCTTGGCGGCTTGCGCAGCTTCGAGAAGTTTAAAGGAATAACAAAATAGGAGGTTAAAATGCCAGAACTATCACCGAAACAAAAGAAACTTGCTGCTGCGGCAGAACCTAGGGACAAAATCACTGGAGAAGACTTTAAAGCTCTTCGCAAGGCTGGTGGAGGTATTGTAAAATTTACTGCTGGTGGTGACGTAGACGGAAAGAAAGAGCCCCGCATTGTAGAATTAGAGGAACTTGCTGAGTTTGGCGATGAGGATACAAAAGAAATTGCAGAATCTGATTTATTTAAAGAAGATGTGAAAACTTTTCGTAGAGGTGGCGGTGTAGATGCTAGAGGCTGTGGTGCCGTTGTAAGAGGTAAAAAGTTCGCGGGAACATTTTAACTATACAATGGATGTTGCAGACTTTTCAAAATATGTATATAACGTTTTATTAAAGCGAGAGGAACAAATCGCTGACATTTTGACATCTGGTGGCGTTCAGAACTTTGAACAATACCAGCGGTTGGTGGGAGAAGTACAGGGTCTTGTCTACGCCAAGGAAGAAATTAAAGCCCTGCTGGAGAAAAATATAGACGATGCCGAAGACATTATTCGTTCCTGATCATGTTGCAAAAGCACGATCACAACAGTCTTCATCTGAAGTCCCTTCCGTAGGCGAAGCCTACGTGAAGACAGATGAAAAAGTTTTAGACCCCAGTCTTCTTGATAAATCACTTACAGAAAGACTTCCTCAACCAACTGGTTGGCGTATTCTTGTCATGCCTTATCAAGGTAAAGCAAAGACCGATGCTGGGATAATCATTCCTGACCAAGCACGAGAAAGAGAAGCATTAGCTACTGTAGTGGCATATGTGTTGAAGATCGGTCCGTTAGCTTACAAGGATCCTAGTAAGTTCAGCGAAGATGCCGAACCGTGGTGTAAGGAAGGACAGTGGGTCTGTATTGGCAGATACGCTGGTTCTAGATTTAAAATAGAAGGCGGTGAAGTTCGCATAATCAATGATGATGAAGTGATTGCTACAATACTTGAGCCAGAGGATATAAAACATGTATGAGGACGTTGAAGAAAAAGAAGTAACAGTTACTCTTGAGGATGATAAAGAGCCTGAAGTTGAAGCTCAACCTGAAGAAACGCAAGAGCCTGAAGTACAAGTAGTTACGGCAGAAGAGCCAAAAGATGAACTAGATGACTACAGTAAGGGTGTACAGAAAAGAATAAAAAAGCTAACGGAAAAAGTTAAACACGCTGAACGCGACAAAGACGAAGCTGTTAGAGTTGCAGAGGTAATTAAAAAAGAGAATGATACACTTCAAGAGCAACTCACCAACTTAAACGCTGGTTTTATAGATGAGTATGGCGCACGTTTGGAATCACAACAAGCGACAGCAAAGCAGGCTTTGCGTGAGGCTTTAGACGCAAATGATGCGGATAAGATATTTGATGCTCAACAGGCAATATCAAAAATTACGATTGAACAAGAGCGACACCGTTTAGCAGATGAGCAACGTAAACAAAATGTTTCACGTGAAACATCCGCTACAGAAACACAGGCTCAGACACAACAACCGCAACAACCAGCCCGACCAGATCCAAAAGCGGAACGATGGGCGGAGCGTAATGAATGGTTTGGTGATAACAAGATTATGACACAAGCAGCATTTGTTATTGACCAAGACTTAAAAACTGAAGGTCTTGACCCAGCAACAGATGAATACTATCAGGAACTTGACAAAAGAATGGCACTAGAGTTCCCGCATAAGTTTAATAAACAAGTTAACGAGGGGGGTTCAAGGGTCGCTTCTGCTTCAACTTCCGCATCTCGCAGTTCAAAACAGGGGCGCAGGACAGTTAAGTTAACACCATCGCAAGTTGCTATGGCAAAAAAACTTAATGTTCCCTTGGAAGAATACGCAAAGTATGTTAAGGATTAAATATGAGTGATATGAAACAAACAAGATCATCACAAACACGTGAGAAAAACTCACGCAGAAAGCCGTGGGCACCGCCAAGCCGATTAGACGCTCCTGATGCGCCTGATGGGTACAAGCATCGTTGGATAAGAACTTCTATTCGTGGGGAAGACGATAAGATAAATGTTCATTCCAAACTTAGAGAAGGATACGAGCCAGTTAGATCTGACGAGCATCCTGGTCTAAATGACTTTGCTAGTATCGAAGATGGACAACATGCAGGCGTAATTGGAAACGGTGGCTTAATGTTAGCCCGTATACCTGAAGAAACAGCGCAGGAAAGAACCGAATATTACCGAGGACGGACTCGCGAACAAATATCTGCTGTCGATCAGGACCTTATGAGGGAAGAACATCCCTCAATGCCTATCTCTAAAGAAAGGCAAAGTCGTGTATCATTTGGAAAAGGTAGAAATACTGATTCCGATTAACTTTTAGGAGTCAAGAATGGCAAACGTAAATGTTTCGTTTGGGCTTAAACCCATCAATGGGTTTGGTAGCGTTCCTGCTACGCAAGGCACAAACCAATACTTTATTGCTAGTACTGCCTCTGCGATTTTTCAAGGTTCTCCTGTGAAAGCAGAATTAACAGGTGGCACCATTCAAGTAGCATCAGCTACTGGTGACGGTGACCAACTTGTGGGTGTTTTCGCGGGTTGTGAATACGTAGATGCAACAACTGGTAAATTAAAATTTAGTAATACATGGCCCGGAAGCGGTTCAGCTAATACTAATTTTGATATTAAAGGCTTTGTATATGACAATCCGATGCAGCGTTTTATCATCGCAAGTGATGGAACAAATACAAATAGAGCAACTGCAAAGGCAGATATTTTTAAAACAGCAGAACTAGAAAACGGTGCTAGTGGCAACACAACTACTGGCATTTCTACTGCTCAAATAGATATCTCTACAGCAGAGGATACAGATACTTCTAACCCTCTAATGATTTTAGGGATTTATGAAGATCCTACTAATGCTGATCATAGTGCTGCTGGTGTCTCGTACATAGTTAAAATCAACAACCATGCACTGCTGTCTTCTGACGCAGACGCAACAGCATCGTAAGGGAGATTAGATTATGGCTATTTCTCGCGCACAACTAGCGAAAGAGTTGGAACCAGGTCTTAATGCTCTCTTCGGTATGGAGTATGATAGATACGAAAACCAACATGCTGAGATTTTCACAACCGAGTCTTCAGACAGAGCGTTTGAAGAAGAAGTGATGCTCTCAGGTTTTGGTGCTGCCCCTACTAAACAAGAAGGGTCAGGAGTAACATTTGATGATGCTAACGAGTCATTTACTGCTCGTTATAATCACGAAACAATCGCACTAGCTTTCTCGATTACGGAAGAGGCAATCGAAGATAATTTGTATGACAGGTTATCCTCACGCTATACCAGAGCATTGGCTCGTTCAATGGCACACACAAAGCAAGTTAAAGCAGCAGCAATTTTGAACAATGCGTTCACTGCTGGTGCAAGTGCTGGTGGTGATGGTGTGGCTTTATGTGCAACAAATCACCCGTTAACAAATGGCGGTACATTCGCAAACGAACCGTCAACTGCTGCTGACTTAAACGAAACTTCTCTTGAAGATGCGTTAATTAGCATTGCAGGATTTGTTGATGAGCGTGGCCTAATTGTTGCCCTCAGAGGAATGAAGTTGATTGTTCCACGTCAGATACAGTTTATCGCAGAGCGTTTGATGGTATCAAACCTTCGTGTAGGAACTGCTGACAATGATGTCAACGCATTAAGGTCAATGGGAATGTTACCAAACGGGTACACCGTTAATGACTTCCTAACAGATCCTGATGCATTCTTTCTAATGACAGATACACCTAGAGGTTTTCTACACTTCGAGCGTGTTCCTCTGTCAACTCAAATGGAAGCAGACTTTGATACTGGAAACATGAGGTTTAAGGCTCGTGAGCGTTATAGCTTCGGATTTTCAGATCCAAGGTGTGTGTTTGGTTCTCCAGGCGCATAAAGTTCTCCTATGATAATGATGGGCGGTAAGGTTTAGGTATTAACTGACCTTGCCGCCTTTTCTTTTTTAGGGTATGATTAATTAACCCTTTGACAGCTTTATGCTGACACTAGCCACGACAAGGAGGTTCATATGGCTCGTACAACTTTC